CTGCTTCGTGTGTACGCATTTGTTCAACAACTTTTTTGGGCCATAATTTAACACCACCATTACCATACACTAAACCATTGATGACGTTTTTGCCGCTCCAGCTTAATACGTCACTGCGATCAAACTTATGTAAATCCAACTCAAGTTCAAAGAAGTCTGGGCGCACTTTGTTGTCAGCATCAATTGTAATGAAACGTTCTGTGTCAGCTAACTTTGCTGCCGCTTTATGGCAAGCATCACTGCCATATACACCATGGCTACGTTTGGCCCATGGACATTTCTCTAATAAGTCAGCGTAATTTTCGTCTGCGTTTGGTTCATCGTAGCTGATAAACACTACGTCAAATTCTGTAATTGGGGTTTTCAAGATAGTACTCCTATATCAATGTTGTTAGCTTTATATAACAGACTTGGAGTGCTCTGGTACTGCCAATCTGGTAAAATTTCAAATGGTTGTGGTTGCCTAAGCATTAAGGCTGGCATTTCTGCCCAGGCAACAAAATCTTCTGGATCATCTCCTTTTACAACTGCTACACGTAAGTTGCCAATTAAATGATCAATTGCATTACCCTTTTCATAATGACTTTGTGCCCAAATGCCACCGTCTTTGGTAAAAATAGAAATGTGCTTGCCACGGCCGCGATGACTGATAACAGATGACTCATCGATGATACCAGTAAACGGACTATACTGAGCCATACGTGTCAATGAAAGTTCGCTTGCCACTGGTGGCATGTTTATGCGTATTTGCAACCCTTGGTAAAGTATTCGCTGTACATTATCATGATCCATGAATCCCCATAAGCGTTTTTCCCAGTATCCACGTTCTACAATGTCAACTAGTCTAATTTTATCATGGCCCAGCAGTTGATGCGGGTCTTCGACATCACTTATAAAGAATGGAACATCTTCTAGGTCTGTGCGTCTATCCATTGTTTCGCGCAAACTAGTAGACCATTCTCTACTGGCTTCTACACGCATAATGCCAGTGTCGCCAAATAGTATAATTCTCAATGGGCTAAAGATGTTAAGGCCTGCTTCGCCTGCGCTTAACCATCCAACCCATACTTGTTTCTTTTTAAATTCTCTAGGTCGCTTAATGTCAACCAAGTCAAGGGCGCCTAGCTTTTCATTGAACGCAACACGATAATCGTTTTGGTTTAGTTTACCAGCCAGTATATCTTTTACTTTGGCATATGATACAATTAAATGATCTGGTAAAAGTTTGTTGCCAGCTTCTATAGATTCAATGTAACCATTGTGTACATTGTACTTTATGGACCAAAAGTCTTGGCGTACCTTTTTACGCTTACGTAATTCGAACTCAATGTCAGCCACGTTTCCAATGCTCCAATGGTTTTTCACTTCCATCGAGCCATACAGGAAATAGCTGTGCGTGATTTTCTAATTTAAAATTGCCGTTAGCTGGATAGAAAGCAATCCAATCATGCCATGTATGGCTAGCATACATCACTGGGGCAATTTCTAAGTCTCTGATGCTAAGGTCAACTAACTTGAACCATTCTGGAACCTGCCAATATCCTGTCATTGATATTACACCCAATAGGTGTATAAGTTCTGGCACGTCTGGAACATAGTTAGGCCAATAATCCGTAGGACTTAGATGTTCAAATAGTTCAAAACTAATTTTAGCAGTTTCAGGGTCGCCAATAACCATCAAGTACGGCCAAGCTGTTTGATAGTTTTTTTCAATTGATTGTCTACGACTAATTTTACCAGCAGGAATATGTACACCTCTATGATCAACTCCAGCGCCGGGCATATAATTCAACTTAGTAGATTTAGACAACTCTATTGCATCAATAGTGGTACGTCTAACACATAGTCCAGCAAAACAAATAACATCACCTGCTTCTAAGTTTAAAGATGCAAGTATTTTAAGTTGTGATGATGGCACCGCATCAACTTTGACAAATTCAACTCGAGAACCCGGTAACGCAAATCCAATATCAATTTTAGAAACTTCAGCTAAGTTATCTTTACCCGGCGGTACAATTACAAAGAATGTCATGCCAAATTCTCCATGATCTTATCATAGTTGCGAAGTATACTTTTCTTGTTCATCAAGTGAACATCTTCGCCTTTGATTTCAACAACCATGTTCTTCCACTCTTCTGGTAGATTGCTCATCATTACCCAGTGGTTTGGTCCAAGTACGTCTACTATATCGTCGCGCTGATCTTGGTAGCGCATAAAGTTAGGAATCTGGCCAATAAAGCCACCATCATGCCAGCCATCGCACATGTGAGCGGCAATACTAGCCGAGTAGTCTGTGCGATACAATGTACCAGGAAATTTATATAGGAAGCGATAATACTCCCAGTTCTTTTTAACTGCTGACCAAACATTAAAGAAGTGTTCAGCTTCTTCGCTCTTGCGCCAGTATACCACAGTTGACCACCACATGCGAATGCCAGCATAGTGTAGCCAACGTTCTGTTGTGAATGGTTCTTCGCATCTTAGGTTGCGAGCATCCCTAAACATAGCAACATCGTGTTGGCCACCAAACAGCTTTGATAGGTTGTCGTTGCCGCACAAGTAATCTGTGTCAATTAGAATAGTTTCATCAAACGGGCTTAGATTGTAAATGTCGTGTTTGTTTGTATTTGTAAATTGTGCGTTGAAGCTGTGATATGCGCCATCGTGATGTAAACGCATATTACGTTCGTATTCTGGATTTGTTAAAACAATATCATCAAATGCCGCGGCCATCATTAGTGAGCCGTGTGTATTTTTACAATGCTCTAAACTTTGTTGATTTGTTACCAAAACAACTGGGTAGTCTGGCATGTGTTTTTTTACAGCGTATGCCGCTACCAATGCTAGCTGAGTATAATCTAATTGTTCGTTGTTGTAAGCGAACATCATAAAGCCTCGGGTACTCATTTTAGAGTCCTACAATTTTAGCTGTGCTTCTTGCTGACTTTAGTCGTTTTTGTTCTTCTTGTTTTAGTTGCATAGCAGAATCGTATGCATCTAATAGTGCTTTTAAAAAAGCATTACCATCTTCGATGGTGATAACATTGGTACTGTTATCTTCAATTAAGATTTGCTCATTACGGATTACTCGTAATGAAACAAAGTTAATAAGTGTTTGTGATGCTTTAAAAAGAGCACCATTGTAGGATACTAATAAGGCTGCTTCAACCCTAGCCTCAATGTTTTGACGCTGTACCTGTAGGGTGAGCCTGTAATTAGCAAAGGCTAGAGCCTCATTTAGTTTTTTATCGTCCATTCATTGGTCCCAGAATTATTATATGCGCTGTTATTTACCAACGCATACAATTCACTTTAACCAATTAGATAACAATGTACCAGGGAACAATTTGGGCTACAGTTGGAGTTGGAAGTGCAAGTGTTACACCGTTTTCCGTAACTGTATTTGGATGGCTCATTGTAACAGTCATATTCACAACGCCATTAACTACACAGCCAAGTCCTAAATGGTCTAACAAAGTACGTAGGACCAATTTGTTACCATCAATATAGCCATATAGTTTTAAACGGCTAGATGCGTAGCCACCATAACCTCCGTAGCCACCACCGCCATATCCTCCGTAGCCACCATATCCTCCATAGCCACCATATCCTCCATAGCCTCCATAGCCTCCTGGGCTACAGTTATAACCACCATAGCCACCGTAGCCGCCATAACCTCCGTAGCCACCATAGCCACCATAGCCACCATAACCGCCGCCACCGCCTGCTGGGCTAGTGTATAGCAACTCGTCAACTGCTGTTAGTTCAGCAAAGCCGCGGCCTTGGGTAATACCACGATTGTTCAAGCTCACAGTATCTGCTACATTTAGTTTTAGTGTACCCATATCAATAAAGATATTGCGCCAGATGTTATAGCCAGCACCCGAGCCACCACTTGTGCTAAAAGATAAGCGAATGTCTCCGCCAGCATTAAAGAAGTGTCTAGCACTTTCATAACCGCCAAAATCTAATTCAATAGAATTGCTTAGTACAGTATACCATGACTCAATATCTTCGCTGTTATAGCTACTGGCCAATGTTGAAATTGTTGTTAATGCAGGATCAACTTTGTTGCGATCATTTCTTGCGCCTTCAAGCAAACCTGTTGCTGTATTAAAAAATTCAGCTGTAATCTTATCTCCTTGAGAAACAATAACTAATTCCTGATCTGAGCTATTTGTTCTTAAAGTACTAATGTTGATGCGATTAACAAGTTCGTTTGTATATGCTGAAGTAACAATTTCGCCGCGTTCTACAGTTTGTACGTGTTCGCCGCCCCAACCCCAACGAATGTCATCTTGGATTTGTGAGTCATCACTTGGGCCTTCGCCTGCGTGAGTGTCGCCAAATAGCTCATTCACGTTGTCTTTTAAAGTGTTAAAGTATCTAGCAGTAATTAGATCTGAACGACGAGTTCTCTCTAAAGGTTCAGGTGCGACATATCCACAGTCTGTGCTATTTCTTTCAAGTACTGCTGTGTACTCTGGACCTTCGGTGCCGCCAGAATAATAAGCTATTTTGTCAAAGCCAACACAAGCTGTTCTTAATAGTGTGCCAGCAGGCTCAGGTGGTACATATCCACATTCTGTTCTTTTGTGTGTATCTACGTAATAGGTGCCGCCATTACCGTCAGCCTTGACAATACGGTAGGTATATGTATTTGGGACACAGCCTTCGCTGATAATTGTACCGCGTGGAGTTGCCATTGGATTAACGAGCTCCGACTGTGGCTTCTACCTTGCCAACCCCACTACCTGTAAAGTTTCCTAAGCTACGACCAACAATGCTCCATGCTGGTTCGTCTCCAGTTGCGGCTTTAGCAACCCCTGGAATATCGCTTGATACCAAGCGATCGCCACGCTTAACTGCACCAACTACTTTAACAGGAATACGACCTGCCACAGCAATTGGAAGTGCGTTCTTATCTTTTTTACGTTTTGCGTTCATTAAGTACGCAGGTCTAGTAGATACAATACCAAAAACGTTTGTATCTGCTGTTAATGTTGTTTGTGTTACTTCTTCATCACCACCAAGTGATACTAATGTGCCTGGCTCATAGCTGGCATCACCTACATAAATCTCAGCAACGTCAGCAAACTCAGCTTCAACTGCAACACCACGGATCTTGAAGTCGCTACTTGAGTTCAAGTTTAAGCCTTTACCAATTGTGCCTGTTTGATTGTAGTCGCCTGAACCAAGATCAGCATCAGTTCCATCGAGGTTTCCACCGCAGAAAGATTGTAAACCTTCGCTTGCATCAGGAACAAATTCGCCGTCACTGCTAATAATACCAACTAATACATTCTTAACAAACATTTTGATACAACGGTGATAGATACCTGTATCTTTTTCTTTAATGTCTGCTTGCTCAAAGCCTGTGCCGTCGTTGAAAGCAACAATGTTTCTCCAATCGTTAGCGTTGGTAGTGTAATCGTCGCCTGTGTTAATCTGTAAAACACCTTTGGTTCTATTAAAATATAACTGTCCGTTAAGGGCGTTTAACTCTGCGCGGTCTTTACCTGCAAAATTTTCAACTAGATGGATAAAGTTCTCAGCGATAATTTCGCCGTAGCCTAGATAGTTTTTCCCTAACAGTACTAGACTAGAATATGAAGTGTCAACTTCACCGTCTAATAGAGTTAGTAATGAGTAACCATCACTTTTGTTTACATTATATGCCATTTTCTTCGTATCCTTTTGGCTAAACTGCCATTATGCTATTTAGTTTTATCCGTTTATCCAGCACGTACTCTGAGTGTATACACAATTTGTATAGTCTGCTCTGCGTTCTTTTGTACTGGATGGAAGATAAAGTGTGTTAGCAACTTACCAGATTTCAAACCATTGCTTCCTTTGGTTTTTAATCCGATTTCATTAAACTCAAACTCACCATCGTAAATGGTAGCTTCTAAGCTACCATTTGTGTAATCATATAGATTAAATTCGTTGTCACCTTTTAGAGGATCAGTGTTGCTTAGTGTAGCTGTTACAATTGTATCTGCGTAGTTTGTACCAGAAACATGGCTGATTGTAATGTTGTCAGCAGATTCCGGCGCTCTGTTATAATCAGTTTCGTCGACTACTCTAAAGTATGTTGGCTGATATAGGTCAGCATTAACACCAGTAACGTTAGGTTTTCTATAAGTTATAGTCCCGTCAGTAGAAATAATAGCGGCGCCACAGCCAAACCACATTTCACTGATAAAAGAACCATCACCATGGCACAGGGCTTGTGCCAATGCTACACTCATATTTTCTTGATGTACAGCATTGCGGCCTTCGTACAATATTTTGTCGTTGGTTAAGTCTTTGATAACAACAAAACCTTCAACGCTGACTGGAATTTCTTGGATGTTCATATCTAATATTTAGCGTTTTTTTAATAACCCGCTTTAACCTTCCTCAGTAACAATTACTTGTGTAAGCACATGGTCTCGAACCATTAATCTTTCACCGGCTTGAGTTAAAATTCGCTGAGGAATTTGAACTACTTCTGGTGTACCGTTACGTCGGCGGTCAATTAGCCTATCTGCAGTGACTTCGGTTGTTAAAAACTCAGGCTCAGTGAAAGTTATTACTACGCTTTCATCAATGCCTACTGGAATAATTTGAGTAGACTTAGAGTACGTGCCTTTGTCAATCTGTTTACTGTGATATGGTTTAACTTCATTGATGTAATTTTTGATTAAGCCGTCTTTCTTATCATAGTAAAGAGCAACTTGTTGTAAATCGTTATCAGACGTTTGGTCAACACTCAAGTAACCTGTTTTGAAAACCCAATCTGCCATTGATATTTGTGATAAACTTTCCTTAACCATGGCAAAGAACATCAAGTTAAAGTAGCCAGCATCAGTTCCAACAAAGATGTTTTCACGCAATGCTTTTAATACTTGTCCCAGATCCCAACGGCTTGGATCCCAAAGCTTTGCGTCCCAACGAGTAGTGTCCCAACCTGCAGGATCAGACAAATCTCTAATCTGTATAGTTCCGTTTTTACGATAAACAACTGTTAGGTTTTTGTTATTGTAATCGTAAACTTCTGTTGTTACGCCAACTACATCAACAACCGCAAATCTGGTCAAGTCTGGTGTTTCAACAAGTGCCGCTGGCAAGTCACTTAGTGAACTAAGTTTAATATCTTCGTTGCCAGGAACATAACCATTTAAACTATAGTCAGCATAATCCCATAACTGGTAATATCCATTTAAGTCGTCAACTGGACCTGGCCAATCTGGATCTAAGTGAAGTGTCTTATCACCTAACAATGGTTGCCATGTTCTTAAATTCGCATCCCAATTTGTTTTGCTTACTATGTCAATCTTCAACAAGAAGTCGTTTACACAATCAATGAATGTTCGACGAGCATTTGTTGCATTCTTGAACCATGATTGAGCACGTGGTACATGATTGTTACCATATCGACGAAGCGGATGTAACAACGGATCAGGTACTTGGCGCGGGCGCTCAGTTACAGCATAAAACTTATTGTCTTTTAAGACATTTTTACTAATGGCTGTCTGAACACGCTTCAATGAGTATAACGATGGATTTAAAACTGTGCCACTTGGAATATCTTTCTTAACACAATAAACACCAAACGTAGGCTCATCTGTACTTTCCCAAACAAATTTAACGTCAGGACGTTCTTCTGTAATATCAATTAACACAGGAACATCATCTTCGCCATATGAGTTTACAAAACTAAATTCAATTGTATCCAAGTTTACAAATGTAACCAACTCGCCAATCTTCAAGCCAGTAGTTGATGTACCGGGTGCAATATACCTAATAGGTTCAATTGTTCTGTACTTGTCTTCGCCAACTAAACTATCACGCAAGCGACCATACAGGTACTCGGGAATTGTTCCGCCGTTGAATCCTTCTGTGACTAACACACCTGTTGTATGTTTTTGTTCAGGGCGGAAGTTCTGTTCAATTCTTAAGATTACACTATCTCTAGTTGTAAAATAATCATTAATGTTTGAAATCAATATTGAAGCAGAATCGCTTGTTACTTCAATTGGTGATAACCAGCTTACTGCATTAGCATCTGGATTGTCAAGTACTTGTTCAATTGTTGAAGCCGTATATGGTCGTGTAGATGCCGCTGGAAGTGTGTTAACTCCACGCTTCCAGTAATAGTAAACTGTTTCTGGAACTTTGTATTCGTTTAATTCTTCAATTTCAGCAAAACGAATCTGTCCAATGCCGCTACTTGTATCAAGTCTAATACCTGGAGTTTCAGCTGTTGGCATTTCCTTGCTAGATACCCATTCGTAAATTACAACTTCAGTATCAGCAAATTTCTTACCCCAGTTGTTTGCTCGTGCTTCTAGTTCTCCTAGCTCGTATTCAATGTAACGTATCTTGCTAGTGTCCCACCACAATGTTCCAAGGCGCACACCGCCCCATGCTTCGGCAATTAAAGGATCTTTAATACCTATTTCATCAACGTTATAAATTGATGGGTCCACGGAAGTTTTGTACTCAACATATTGAGCAACGTCATCAATTACTACGCCTTTGAACGGATCGTATGTTTCAACTGTAGCTAAAATTTCTTGGTTAGTAATATCCATTAACCAAGCTTTGTAAATTGCTGGTGTATTGATCAAGTAACTTGAATGATTGATAACCTTGTCAGTACTGCCAACATTTGTCCCAAATTCAATCTCAGTAAATTCATAGTTAAAGTTATTGCCTTGAGGTAAGTCGGTATTTGTAGGATCCTGGTCAATGTATGCTTTCATACCACGTTGCCAGTTATATGTTAGCTTACTCTTTTCATAGTCTGCTTTAGAACTAAATCTAACTGACTGCATCTTGAATGCAACTAGATTATAAACAATCTGGTCGCTGGTACTACGTGCTTCAATTAGCACATTGTAGTCATCAACTTTGGTTTTTACTTTGTGTACTTTATCATAGTTTCCGTCATTGGCGCCTGACAATACAAAATAGTCACCTGTTGTTAGTCCATGTGGATTAGAAAAAGTAATTTTACTTTCATTTAATCCGGTGTCCAATGCATTTGGACATGCTTCTTCAACATACATTGGATTAAACGTTTGCAATACGTTCCAGCCATAACCTGTTGCTCTTAGATTCCAGTATGATTGAATTATTGGGGTTAGTGTAGCTGTATTGTTTCCACTATTAAACGTTATTTCCGGGGTACCGTAGAAATTAGCAGTATTGGGTTGGTCAACATCAACTTGATAGATGGTACCATCTACCACCGAACCAATTGATGCGGTTGCATTAGGCAATAAGCTGTCTCTGTTGGTATCACTGATTACAATTGTATCAGTGTCTTTATTGTAATCATATCCACCATCAATGATAGTCACACCAGTTACAACATTTGTTAAAGTTTCATTACCAGTACCAGCAGATAATGTCAGAGTTGTTGTAACTGCTTCTTTCCATTCAGGATCTGTAATTGTAATTCTGGCTCCGTTGTTATATCCGCCGCCACCACTTAGTACATCAATTGTGCTTAACTGTCCATTGATAATGTTAGCTTTTGCCACTGCTCCACTGCCGCCACCATTTGGTAAAATGTTTATTTCTACACTACCAAATACCATGTTCTTGCCGCGACCTTGGTTGTCAACTGTGATAGCAGTAACAACACCATTGACTACTGTTGCAGTGGCACGTGGTTTAGATCTAGTAACAGTTAAGGTTGTGTTATTTCCATATCCTTTACCAGGAGAAGCAATTGTAAATCCAGTTATTACCCCTGTGTCGTATATAACAACGCCTGTATCAAAGTTGATGGTTTCCTGTACTGTTATTTTAGCACCAGAACCAGTTCCATTGATGTTTGTAAGAGAGTATTCTTTTCCCACTTTGTAACTATGACCACCCTTGTTACCAAGGCTGTTTGCCGCTACAGTAAAACTAATAATTCTACCCAATGGTTGAGCAGGTGCAACTGCTGGATCAATTGCTGTTACTTCGATGATGGCATCATCAGATTCATTGCCAAGATTTGAAAGTAACATTTTGTCGCCAACTTTATAACCAGTACCCGATGCAGTTATGTCTCTTGCTTTGGCTTTATAAATTCCACGAATAATGCGTGTTGTTGCTTTCTGTGCAGAAATTACAGGAGTAATAACTGCACCTGTACCTGTACCATTTATAGTTACAGTAATGTTATCAGCAAAATAATTGTTGCCGCCGTTAAATGTTGAAGGAACACTTACTGATAAAATTGCTCCAATGGTTTCTTTTGTTTCAATCGGAGAAATAATTGGCAGCAGTACTGCTCTCGAAGACAACGGATGTTCTTGTCCGTTGCTATCCAATACTTTTACAATTGTGTTGGCACCAAAGCCACCGACGTTATCAACAACATTAACAATTGACGAGATTTTTCCGCCTTTAGTTCTAACCTTACCAGTTGAGAACTGTCCATCTTCGCCTGTAATTCTTATTGTCTCATTGTCTGTGTATCCGCTACCACCGTGTGTGACTGCAACTGATGTTAAACGATTGTTAACAAAAGAGCTTGTTGATGTATGTTCAACCGAGCACACATAATTTTGCAACTGATATTCAATTAAATCGCCAACTCGATATAATGTACCATTTGGAATCCATGTTCCTCTGTATTTTGAATTAGCAATGTAACCAAAGTCGCTTATCCATATTGCTGGCAATAGTCGTGAATCAACTTCAACTAGATTCCACTGGTCTGCACTAAACGCACTTGTTGACGATCCGGAAATTTTTACCTTTGCTCGGTATAACTTGCCTTCGTTCCATGCTAGGTCATCTGGGTCATAATCAATATAACGACTAAACGAGTTTGTACTAAAGATATCCGATGTTGAGAGTGTACCACTTGTACTCAGGCTAATAGGCTTGTTTAAAGGATCAATGTTCTTGAAAGAATCAATGTTCACTTCATCAATTGTAACTACCTGGACATCTGTATCAATTAAATTAGCAACGCCAGCGTTTGGCAACCAATTAGTAGTGTTGCTTAGTCCTAGTTTCTCTCTGTTAATTTTGCCAAAGCCGTATGTTAGCGATGGACGAGTAATCCAACGCTTGTCTTTCTTATTGTATTCAATGATGTTGTCGTTTAAGTTTTCAACATTGTTTTCACTGAATCTAATAATTTTCTTGTTTGTATTAAAATCTTGTTTTCTTAACTCAACTTCCCAAACTTGGCTACCAAATAGGTTACCAAAGTTTCCTGTTGTGAATAACCATTGCTCGTTGACTTCAATGTCTTGCTTACGGCCTGGAATATCAATGTTATCGTTGCGTAGTAACGCATCAATCGCAAGTGTAGTGCCAGACGAACTTTGTAAACCTTGTTGGTACAAATGAGACATTGTTCTGTTTTGAATTAGTTCGTTGATGACCGTTGCCTTAGAAGGTACAACATTACTTTTTGCAATTCTAGACTTTATAACATCAAATGCATTTTGCTCAGGTTTGTGTACATCAATGATGTCTGACGTTAATGTATCAAAGCCTGGCAACAATCCTGTTTCAGTTAATGTAACACCACGAGCGTGTGGACGACCTGTCCAATCCATGGTGCGTCTAGCTGATAAAGATAAAACGTCAAGTCTGTGCCCTGTTTGTAAATCGATGATTAAATCTTTGAACTTGGTTTCTCTACGAACAAATATAACGTGTTCATACTCTCTTAGTTTAAAGTCAACGTAAACAAGCTGTTCGTTGTTTAAGCTAACAACCTTGTCAATGTTTGGTTCATAATCACGTGTAATTAGTAGCTCGGAAGCTAACGCACTCTTGCCATTGCCAAAGATAACCTTACCACTTCGACCCAGATCAGCATCTAGTCGTTCCAGGATACCACGTTCATGTGAGAATTTTAATCCGTCTTGTGTAGCAACGCCAACGACACAGTTATGATCGTCGCCCCAGAATTCGTTAATCCATTGTAGTGCGTCAAGTGCCGCTTGCTTCCAATCTGTAATTGTGCCGCGAGAATTGATTGTGTCTAATACAATGCCTTTAGATTTTTGGAATTCTCCAAGTCCTAATAGGAATGTGATCAGTGCTTGACTGTTTTCGATATAGTCACCGTACATCACTTTAACTGGAATAGTGTTCCAATCTAAGTATTCCGTAAACTCACCATATGGCGTAACTAATTGTCTACGACTGCTTGGGAAACTAGAAGTAATGCTTTTTGCAGTTGGGGTAAACACTTCAAAATAACGTTGTCCAGGATCAAAACCATAGACTCTAAATCCTACGTCATCTCTTTCAATTCGTACAGCACTATAGCGCAATTGGCTAACCGGAACACCAGAGCTCAATGTCATGATAAAGTCTTCTTCTGGAACATAGCTTCCAGATTGATACTTTGTATGGTACATTTTTAATAAGCTAATGCCATCGCTAAAGCCACCGAGACCAAATTGTAATCTACTATCAACAGATAGTAACTGCTCTAATGGTTTTTCTCCGTCTAGGTTAAATTCTCGATATGCTTCAAATAGTAATGCACCGATACCAATACTTGGTCGTGTTTGTGTAAACTGGCTAGGCGCAATAGAATTGTATCCTTTTGCCTTAGGTGAGTTTGTAATCTTTGGTTGAATATATGGATTCACTGAAACATCAAAGAACTCGTTAAAATACTTTTTGTTGTCAACTGCAAATAGTGCATTGTTCCACTGTCCTGCAATACTGTTTCTCCAAACCATTTCAGCAGGACCCCATGCACCGATTTCCCAAGGTAAGCTTGCAACATCAGCAGATGGCTGTGGGTAACCCCATGCCATTGGATCCATTAGTTTGCCGTTTTCGTCAACTGGGAAAGTACTAATTCTGCTAACGATTGAGTCAGTTGAACGTTTTCTTGCCACCGTTGAATCAACTGTTAACGGTGTTCCTGGTTCGCTGATGATACCGTGGTATAAGGCATATTCAAGTGCGGCTCGTTTAGTTACATTTGTCCATGAATAGTGTGTGTCCCACCAAGCGGGCTTGGCGTACATGTAACCAAGTGCAACCCATGGCGCTTTGTCAAGTTCATATGTGTTGAACATATCAACATACAACTTTTTCCAACTCTTACCATTGTAGTTCCATGTCCATGGATTGGTATTAACGTAGTCGTTGCGTTCTCTATAATTAATATTATTAAGAGCAAACCATTCTAACTGAGCGCGAACAACTGACTCAGTTGCTGGAACCATGTTAACGTTCCATGCTCTGTTTTCGACTGGATACCAGTCGTTTGATAATGGGTACTTGGTTATGCAACCATTGTAAATTCTGTTTTCTAATTCTAGTATAATTTGATTACGAGGGTCTTCTTCGTCAACGCCAAACATAGCAATGCGAGAACCATCGTGCCTAACAATAACTTTCTTAGAATAGTCGCCCCACGATTCAGTTTGGATACCTGGACGAATTGCACCTTTGAAGCCCAATCTTACAACACTTGCAGGAATGTTAGAAAATACTTCTACTTCACTGCAATGAAAAATTTCAACTACAACATCTGCTTCTGGTGCAGTACTAAAATTAATAGACTTAGTAGCTAAATCAAATGTATAATCATCTCTAGATACCAATTCGTGATTAATGTAAACATAAACAATGTCAGGTCCATAAAAGCCTAAGTATAAATCATTGCCGCCAGTGTTGATAGCAAAACGTTTTTTTATACCATCAGCAAGATACTCAGCGTGATTCATTGCATCTGTTGGAACTGCCATGCCTGTTAAAGCATCAGCTGAACTATATGTAACACCAACTAGTGTTTCGTTTAATAATCTATCTAGATTTGCTCTAGGTGTATTTGCAGTATAATCTAAAAAGTTAAAGTTAGATTCAAGCTTGTCAATAAACTTTCTGTACCATCTCCAAGCAGACAACGAACGTGCAATCATCACATCGTTAATTGTTGGTGTAAGCTTCAAACTGGCCCAAGCACTTCTTAACGAGCTGTGATCAGCCATAAGTGCTCCATTTAACGCAGGGGCCTTTGAGCTGTCAATCCAACTTTGGTTGTCAGAAATCTTAGTTGTTTCAATTGCTGATGTTAACGCAGTTACCAAACGACTAGGACTAAACTCGCCAAGACTTAGTGTCTGGAAGGGATTCAATTCTAAACCTGGTAATGCAGTGATATGATCTTCGACATCATGTACATCACCTTGGTGACTAATTTCTAAGTTACCTGCGCCAACTACTTCTAATGAAACTGCTGTTGTTGTATAACCATCACGAGTAATGTTATATTCATAAGTTGCTGGAATACCGTTTAATTTAACTTTTACATTTCGCGGATCACTCTTAACGTTAATGACGTCAATGCCAATCGAACGCTGGCCTAAAGTTAATACTAGGTGCGATGGGGCATTTGATGGTACTACAAAGGAAATGCTATCACCACTGAATATTAAATCAATATCATCTATACCATATCCCGACACCTTAGCCGACCCAGGTGCATCTGGAACATGAACATTTATCTTCAGTGGTTCTCCGCGAGCACCAACCATTCTGCCAAATGCCAGGGATGTTCTATATGAATCAACAGCTAGAGCATTAAGTTTGCCCTTGTCTACTTCCAATGACCAATGGTAAGTTGGCCAAACAGATGCATCCAGATCGACTGTTGGATTTGTAACATTGTTTAAAGTTTTAACTACCCAACTTTTTAGTTGGAACCATGCACGTTGATAACCTGTGCTTACTTCATTATGAAGTGCGTCAGGGAATGTAGAAATACGACGGAAGCTGTAAGGACCTTGAATAGTCTTTGTTGCATCGCCATCTGTATAATATGAATAATCGTGAAGCGTGTGCTTAAACACAATGTCAAACATGGCATTTCTAATCGGATTGTCAGCTGTTAAATTATCAAACTGGCTAGGTAAGAATGTTAGTTTATATCCAGACTCCGGATCCATTACTGTGCCTTCAACTGGTTCAATAATAGTTGAACTAATAATCAATGGCTTCTTTGGGTTATTGCTTAGACGCTCTAAGTTAGCATCATATAGTTCAAACCTAGGCAATTGTGTTCTACTCTTGCGAGTTTGAGCTTTAACTGCTTCGCCATTTTTCCAGTAGTACTCTTGTAGATAATTTGCATCCGACGCAATAGGAGTGTCAATAACAACTGCATCGCCGTCATTTGCTGTTTCAAAAACTGCCGCTGTTGTACGTACACCGTTGTTTAATAATGTTAAAATCTTGTTAACGTTTGAATCGTTGACCAACCAAAGAATACGCAATCTTGACAGCGGTACCTGGTTGACAAAATATGTTATTGTTACTTTGTCATCATTTGCCGGCGGGTTGATTAACCAGTTAATTTTGTTATTACCAACTGAGTATAAAATTTTCTTGAATGGGCGGTTTGCCGCAGTGGCTGCCGCTTGTTCTTCATACAATTTAGAAATTTCACTGTCAGTAAAGTCTGCTCTATTAATTGCCGTTTGTGTATTGAAACCTGATTTGACTCTGACACGAACACTTGGCTCAAAACGTAGCTTATCAAGCAATGATGTGTACGCAATGTCTAGCACTGGTGTCTTTAGTGAATCACTGATTGTATACTCAGACGATAATAACAAGTTAATAAAGTCGCTTTGTGTTACACCATCTTTGATTAGTAAGTTTGGCCAAGCACGAAACTTGGTTCCATGATTAAACATTTCCAATCTGCTATCAAACTCAACAATTGGTCTGATGGCTTGATTTGACAAAAGTGAAATGTCACTAAAGTCAATGCCAAGGAATTCAGATAAAGTACTAATTGTGTCTTTATGATACCATACGTTTGTTCTACTGTTTGCGTTTCTGTTTTCAGCACCTGGTGCTTGTGTAATATAATGCTTGGCATTAATACCTCGTAAGATACCGTCCCATTCAACACTATCCCAAGGCACCGCTGTTTTATCCCATAGTGTCTGAGTAGCTTTACTATAAGATGTATTTGTATATTGATGTGTTCTACCTAGTAATCGAATACCACCAGCTGTACCTACACCTTCAACTTGCCAGCGACGAATTACTGTATCAGCATCAGTTGTAATAAAATAATTTGGCAAATGAATGTAGATGTTTAGGCCTGCAATTGGTGGAGTATCCTTCCATTGTATTTCACTGCCTAACAATGAATAGTCTGCACCAAGTGTTTGAAAAACACCATCAACACTTAATCCAACATTGCTCTTATCATATGCTGTAAGTTCATATGGAATTGCTTGAGTAGCAAGACCATTTGATAACATTTCAATATTCAAATCACCATCAATTGGAAGAGTATTAGGGAATTGTCTAAAAACAACTCGCATGCCGTTCTTCAAATTTAAACGACGATTGTCTTGTTGTGCTTGCTGTGCTGTTTCAAAGAAAGGCTTTCCTAATATATCACGTTGTACACTAAATGTTTCTGTGGTACTGCCGTTGATATACACAACCGGCATGCCTTCTTCGATCCAGTAGTAATCAGACCAGTTGATAAACTTATCTGGATCAATTGGTAAATCTAATATACTAACTGGAACCTTAGGTTCAGTGGTTCTGTCATTAAAACCCCAAGCAGTAGCAACTTCATCTGCACTTATAGTTTCAGGACCGTCTTCTGTAAACACTACTACGCCGGCTTCAAGCTGACGCTTTGCTGTTGCGTGTGGAAGATAATCAGTGACCAGAGCTTTTGTAGTTTTACGCCCAACAGAATAGTTTAAATCCTCCATTGAACTTGGTTGCATTAAATCTTCTAATACAGCACTTAAAACTTTTTTGTTTGTGTCTGTTCTAAAGATGTTAGGAAGCAGTCCCGTTACATGCGGTTCGAGAAAGCTTCCATCGCGTTGTTCAGGATAGTTTTTAACCTCAGTAGTTACTGGGTTTAATTTTTTTGGATTCTTTGCCATCTATTTGCCTTATTTTGTTGGTGCGACTTGACCTGTAATGACTTCAACATCTGCTACAGTTGCACTACTAATAAAAATTTCATCCTCATCACATTTGATTTGGAACATATCATTGGACGTCAAATTAGTTTGACGTGGGATTAGCGCAATACTGCTAATGATACCACCAACGTTTTGGTGTACCCAGGATGCCATATCGGTAAAGTAAAATGTTTCACCAAAGTCCCATAAGCCTACATCAAAATAATTGTTGATAGCAGTTATAACTCTTGACTTAATTTCTGCATCACTTATTCTTGTGCCATCGCTCTTTGTTACACGAATCTTAACTTTGTTTCTATTGTCGGAGCCTTCACCAAACAATACTTTATATGTAACAGGGTGATAGATAATGCTATCACTAACACTCTTATATGGAGCAATAGGTTCCATTAGCTTAGTCAAGCTATAACTTGTAAGAGGAATAGGACGCTGATCTTCTTTTGCGCCAGAAGCAATCCAGTTTCTAAACGCTGTGTTATAAACAGTTGTCAATACAAACATATCAATAATGTTTGTTGTTGTAGGATCTACGCGATTATCTCTTAGAGGCACATGATTGAATTGAACAGTTAATGCAGAACGTCCGGTGACTACCATAGTTCCGTCAATTGCTGGGGCCAATGTAAATTGCCCTTGTGCATCTAAGAATTCTTTACGTGCCAACAGAATGTTGCTATTGCCAATGACTGATTTAATCAATGTTGGGTCGTTTGGAACTAGGTTATCAACGAGTCCTGGCAGTAATACAATTACTCGTTTAGGATCGTATCGACCATCATCTAATCTAACGTAGTCAACAACATCTAATTCAATGTCTTTGCTTAATCCTTCGTTTACTTTTAAGAACTTAACACTATCTTTGATAACGCGGCGTGTTGTTTGATCAAGTGCAGAGCCAAATCTTTGGTTATGGAATATTAATTCAGATACGCTACCAAAAATTGTTTGATCTTTTCTAACTACTACGGCCCAAACTCCATTATTATAAGCAAACCTAATCAGCCAGCTACTGTCGTTTGATGTGCCAGCAGTTGTTAAATCTAATCCTCCGCTGATATTGATTTCGTTTTGTTTTACAACAATCCAACGGTCTTTCTTATGGTCGTAGCGTAGACCAAAGTTACTTTGCTTTTCAATTTCTTTTACAATTTCAACCTTCTCGTTGTCTGTAAACAATGTACGCAACGAAGGCATCCAATATTCTGCGCCGGTGTTGTCTTCAATCAAGCCACTTAAAAATACAGCACCTTGACCATTGGCACGTAAGCCTGTATTATCGCCGTTGTTGTCAGCAACACCAAAGCCTTCGCGATAAACATCTAAAATACGAGTCCACCCTTGTGTTCCAACGTTTACTAACGAATTTTTTCTTAGTACACGATTGGCAAGAACAACAGAGCCCTTGCCTAGGCGAACAGGAACCTTATCTGGATCTGTACGTAAGTGGAAATATCCATGGGTGTTGCCATTTAGATAATCAACCTTGTGCCATGTCAATTCTTCATCCGGTAACGCTTCAACTCGTTGAGACTCTGCGTTGTAAGCATTGTAATATAATTGATGTAAGCCACGAGTTAGAATTAAGTCTTGGAACCAAGTTAATACTTCATTGTTGTTTTGGCTCATGCTCAAAGTTTTTTCTTCAGTGACTTCGCTGGTGTATAAGAAGCCGTCACCTGCTAACGAAATAACAGGACGGTATGTGCCTGTGGGATCTTGAATGTCAGCATATAAACTTTGGCCAGCATAAGTTCTATTAATTGCTTTAATCTTGTCAACGCCTGCAACTTTGCCTTCAGGGTATAGGTTATAGTCGTTGGCAGTAATCATTCGGTCTTGACTAGCCGCTGTGCGACTTGCACGATTTTTAATTTGTTCTAGTGTTTCACCACTGCTACTGCTTACACTACTTGAAAGTTGAACTGTAAAGATAGCATCTTGTTCAAGACCCTGAGAGTCAACATAACGAATTGCAAATTCTTTACCAGCCACATCCATTGGTGTAAATGTCAAATCTTCATTGGCGCTTTCTCTATACCAAATACGAATGTTACCAGTTGGAATATCAGAGTAAACATCGTCGCCAAACTTAATAGAGATAGTATCGTTGGCACGAGTGATAACTTCGTAAACTTTTCTTGTGTCTTTGCCAATAGCGTTAAACGCAATGTTCTTACCAACTGTACTTGGAACTTGTTCCCATTCAGTTAAAACCTTACCATCACCATCAATGCTTTGCACCCAAACGTCTGTTTCGTTAATGTTTTCACCTTGGATATCGATAACACGGTTCTCAACCTTTGTAGATAAAACGTAATCTTCAAATTTAAGCACACCTTGCTTGAACATAAAGAACCAACCATTGTTAGGACTTGAGTAGCCTGTGCCATCATTGTTAAACAACATTGTTTGGTAGCCGTATGGATTTGGATCACTTTCAACGGCTGACTTAGTTTGATTGTTAATAAAGACAGGAACGATTTCACAACTATAAGTTGTGTTGTTTCTTGCAGTCAAGTTAAATGACTGTACCATTGTACGGTTGTCGGGTTCTGCAATTTGATATAACTGACGTACGGTACCTTGAGTAGTAATGCTACTCATTGGGCGGCCAACAGGGTTAGCTCTGCTTAACACTTCATTTAAAATAACAGAAAACTGTTCATTGAAGTCTGGGTTGATTGGATCTCCCCAAACAATTGTTTGGCCGGCAAGGTTAACACCTTTACTATCATAAATGTTTTGTGTTGAATTTACTGCTGTTACTCGTAAGAAGCCTGCGGCGGCACCGTTGCGATATGCTTTATATCCTAGCTGGCGTGCAATGTTTAAAACGTTGCCACGTACTTCGGCTGTTTCCAAGAATGTTTCACGTAAGTTCAAGTCACTGCGGAAAGCTAGGTTTTGTCCCAAGTAAGAAATTAAGTCGATAAGGGCAACATACTCACTTGAGTTGATAAAGTCGTTGAAATCTTCTGGGTAGTTTGTTTGGACGTGATTGATTAACGCTGTACGAAGACTATCAAAGTCGTATGCTTTGAAGTTAGAATTAACTAGATAGCGATAGCTATTCAGCCAACTTTCAGCGGCGTATAATTGTCCTAGGCGTCGAGTCTGGCTCATGTTGTAGTTGTTCCTTTATCGTATGTCAACGGCAATGTTACAGTTTCTGAAGATGGATTGTACGTTAATACCGCTTCAATGTTTAGCGAGTTTGGTGCTTCAGTAATCGTTACACTTTGTAATGTCCAACGCGGATCATTACCAATAATAGTTCTAACATCTTCATCAATTAGATTTTTATTTTTTTCATCTAGGGGCTCAAATAGCATGTCCCATACTATGCTACCAAATTCAGGTAACATAATGCGCTCGCCTTTGCGAGTATTGAAATGGTTTAGTAAGTCTTGTCTAGCAAGATCTAAGTCATAGCGAACAGGACTAAGAAAACTAGTCCCTACGCTACTATAACCGCGGAAAGTAGATGTTAAACGTGCCATACACCTATTTACCAGGTAGGAATAAAGCGGGTTATATCTTTAAGCCTGCATTGGTGGCGCTGGCTTGCCTGGTGGATAATTGCCAGCAGTATGTGGCGGGCCGTACTTGTCTCTTAACTGTTGTAATGTCAAGTTAACGCCAACTGGCACCTTGCCAGTGTTCAAATAAGCACTTCGTTCCCATTGTCCTGCTTGTGTAGGCGTTGGTGGACCATAAGCGGCATCCACTCGTTCACCAGTTGATGGTCCGTTTCCAAGTGAACGAGTCCATGGAGTTTGTGGATTACGTGCTTTGTTATTTTTAATAGCCGCTTCGTCAGAAGCTACACCTTTTGTTCGTAACTGTTCTTGGGTCATATTACGAGCATCAGCATTTGGCTTACCATAAATGGCATAGTTTGCTTCACTATTTCGCTGACTAGCACTATTTGAATAACCAGCATTAGCCCAAATTTTAGCAATACCTTGCTTGGTTGCTTTACCATCCGAGCTTGCGGCTGCATCTTTGACTAAATCTGCTGCCATTTGTCTTGCAACCGATGGGTTTCCGTATGCCGCCATGATTAATGCGTCGATTTGTGCTTGAGTAATACAAACTTGTCGGCCTGCTTCTTTCTTTGCTTTTTCTAATGCGGCAATAACACCAGGTGCCATATGCCTGTCAACAATTTGTCTACTTGCTAAACGTGCTTCTGCTTCGCTGGGCCCTGCTAACAATGCTTGTTTTAAGTTTGCATCAATTTTACTGGCAGAATTATCTGGACCAAAAATGTCAATGCGAGTGCCGTATCCAACACTATATCCTTGGAAGTCGCTATACATCATGCCGCGATAAGCTTCTCGACTTTTCATTAACTTAAAGCCTTCTTCGCTTAAAGTATTTTGCGTAACGTCTGGAACACAGTCCTCAGCATTTGTTAGAGGTGGGACTGCTGGGTCTCCGCCTGCACCTCCTCCGCCTTCCGGGGGTTCAATATCCGCAGGAGTAATTTTATGATTTCCAAGAGCCTCGTCAACTACACCAGGTGGTACACTAATCGATTCACCGCCATTTAAAACACTATGTCCACCGTATGGTTCGGGCTCAGGAACGCGGCTGGCTACGCTTCTACCAATGGTTGCATTTGTTGCTAAAGTGTTTGTTCCTGGGCAATCGGCACGATCAGCTACGGGACCATTTAAGTCAATTCGCTGGGCAGTCATTTTAAGCTGACTATCTGCGTAAAAGTTTATGTTCTGTTCAGAAGTAAGATTAACTGCTTGGTTGCCTGTAATCTGTACTTTACCGTCAGTGGCTTCCATTCTACTGTCGCCACCTGTTTTCAAATTAAAGCCGCCGTCGGCTTCAAAGTTGATATTGTTATCAGCACGGAAGTTTACACTTCCTTCTGCGTGTACGCTAAAGTCACCTGCACAATAAAAATCTACGTTGCCAGCGTGGTCCATCTGAAACCAAGACGAACCTGCGGCATTTATCATGTAGATAAAGCCATCATCGTTATTCATGATAATTTGATTGCCAGATCGTGTACGCAATCTAATCTGCCCACCTTTGCCGTTGGCACCATCATCTAACAATAGACTGTGCTGTCCAGGACTGACTAGGCCATATGCATTACCTGGATGTTTGTCTTTGGCTCTAAACGGACTTGCATTAGTATGTCCTCGTCTTAAATCTTTTTCAATACCCTGCCTAGCAAGATTTTCTTGCTGGAAGTGCTTAGGTCTATGTTGCTTTTGTGGATCAGTTGAGTTATATCTATTACGTTCGCTAACAACTTTAATTTCGCCTTGGTGTGTTGCTCCACTGGCAATGCCTGGCAATGAGTGAGTATGTCCATCGTGCGGCAAACATGCCCACCAAATACCTTGATGACTTTCACCATTAATAAATCCACAAATAACATAAATGTCTTTATCAGGCGGCACCATCCACATACCATAACTTTGATTAGTTTCTGGTAAAGTTGTTGCAGAAGTAGATCTTGATTCTTTCTTTTCAGCCTGGGCTCCTGCAAATGGAGAGCAGTATCGCATTGTATACCAACTTGATTCATCACTTTCTTTAGCGGAACCTAGTTGTGCGATCCATACTCGAACACGGCCTAAACCTTCTGGATCTATGTTATCTTTTACCTTACCAAGAAATATGCCTTGTTGTTTGTTTGTGCCGCCGCTGCCGGCTTTCATGTGATCTGCGCGGCCACCGTTCGAGTTTGATTTCATTTCTTATCTCCACTGCTATTCATACCAGCGTTTTGCGGACCTTTTCCAGATGCCGCTCCCGAACTTGCTGGAGTGAAACTGCTTGACTGTGATTTCTTGCCGCCATAAGGATTGCCTAAGTTATCTCTAAAGCAATCTAATGTTGTTGTAAACTTACCTTTGATAAACTTATTAGTAACTTTCTTTGCAGAGTATACTCCGGATATAGTATCGCTGTGTCTAATGTTCATTGTATCGCTACTTGACCAGTCAACTGCTGGAACAACTGCTTCAAAATAAATGAAGGGCAACCAGTTATGGCTAGACATTTTTTTACGCTTGACTGCTAGTACTTCTTCTGTTAGCCCTGCTTCGTATTCCCATACATCTTCTTCCCATGGAGGCGAACCTGGAATTTGCATCAGCCAGTATGGATCACCAACAACTTCCATGCTAATTGTATTCATGTCAGCTTCGCCTCCGCCAAGGCTGTTACCTAGCTGTTTATAGATACTGAACTCCATTGCATTTTCTTGACTTAGCGCACCTTGCTGTGAGTCAGCATTAACTGTCGTATTCATGTGATAGTAGCGTGGCATGTGAGAATAGTAGTTGGTTGTTGGCGCACTACTTCTAAGCGGCAAATCTTCTGCGTATGTTCCGCCGGGTCCATTTGAAAAACTTCCTGTGCCACCACCTGATCCGCCTGACCCTTGATTGCCCCTGGGGCCTTGCCCTTTGCCTGTTTGTCCTGCTCCTCGGCCCGCTGGAGGTTCACGTGTAGTTCTTG